ACCATATCTTTCAATGTATTGACATAGTCTTTTCGCTTGAAACGATTTGAGAAGACAACCGAGAAATTGCTGTGCTTTTCAAAATCTAACTCAAACTCGATGATATATGGCGTGATTGTCTGCTTACCGCCGACGTTGAGATACACGCCCTTACCAAGCTCCAAGCGGTTTCGAAACGGTGCGAATTCTTGGGCAAATACGAAGTTTGCAGAGTCAACCGAAAATTCATATGTAGGTGTAGCCAAATCTGCAAGGACATCCAGCGCGTAGTCATACAGTTCCAACTGCACAGAGTATTTTTGGTAATCACTGACATTTGCTGTCAAATACATAGAGCCAGTGCCGCAGACAAACGAAATCTTGCTGCCTTCCCGTGTAGTTACCTCATCGATGGTCACATCTCTAATATCAGATGAAAAAGATGATAACGAACCGACAAGCGTGATTGTGCCGCTTGAAGCCTTTGTCGTATTGACAGTGATTGAACCTGCGTACAAACTCAGCACATACTGGTTGTCTGAACCAACCTCCAGTGTGCCACGAATAATATCGCCAGTGATATTGTGGCTTCCACTGAAAGCAAAGTTGCCACCAGAAAATACATACATTTTCTTTTGGAACTCGTTGGTCAAATCGACCTCAGAGATTGAAGAAGCATCTACGGAAACTCTTTCATTTACCAGTGAGTAGGAACTACCAGATACAGTCGTATCAACACTCGTGGCAACAAAAGTGTCTTCGGTAATATCCTGCTCAATAATGTACTTGCGCAAAACTGCGTACTCTTCTTCTGAAAAAAACTTACTGATAGATAGTTCGTTGACAACAGCTTGAATCTGCTCTGCATATGGCTTGATGTTCGCTTCAAGCGCAGCAATCTCATCTTCTTTTGCAGCAATCTCAGCCTTCTTCGCGGCAATTTTTTGATTGATTTCATCAAGCAACTTTTGCTGGTTAGCCTTACCGGTTGATGTGGTTTCCATTGCAAGCGCCTGAATCGTAATGCTTTGCTGTGCAGTAAGCGTATCCAGCTCGCCCTTCAAATCCGCGAGTGCAGCTTGCGTTGCAAGTAACGTGGAAGATGCGGATGCCTGTAACGCTACCAAGCCTTTGTAGTATGTTTGGCGATTGAGAACAGTACGTTGCCATGCCTCCCACTTTGCAGCAAGGACATCAGGAAGGTCACCGTTCGCAATGAAATAACTAAGGTCATAAATCCAGTTGGAGCCGATGGGGTTGACCTCTCGGATATCTACATCATCACTACCATACGGTCTGATTGCAGTAACCAATTCATCGGTAACCTCTTCGATATCAAGGCTCTCAACCAAATTATCAAAGTCCAGATAAATGGGGAGTGTCTCTAATTCGATATCGGCGTCATAGACATTGATACTGCGCTCATAAGGGTCAAACACGAACACACAGCGGAACTTGTCTTGGCAGTCGCCATACAGGAAGGACATAAGGTAATCGTCATACCCATCGAATGTACGATAGCGCTGGGCAACAGACGGAGCAACATAGCCCATATGCCAACCATCGGCAACCTCAAGGACTCTACCGATGATAGTGTCCGGGTCGTTATGGTTTGTCTGATTGAAGAACTTGAATGTACTACCGTCATCGCCGTCTTCAAGGAAGAATTTCTTTGTGTCGAGAACTTTTTCCAAAGAGTAGCACTGAACGTGTTTCACATCGGAAATACCATCAGCGCTTGTTGTCGGGTTCATAACAACGTAGATACCATAGTGTTCGGTGTAGATGACCTTATATCCAACAAGCTCGTCATAAATCCAGTTCTTCTCGCCATCAAGGATGGCAGGAACATCGAATGTCATTTCGCTTGGTTCTGCAAACTTGACGGACAGCTTTAGGTTATAGACACCGGGGATAACTCCAATAGTCTCCTCATGCATCGTCTTCAGGACGAGCGTAGGCGTTTCGGGCGTGCCGTTTTTATCAAACGCCAATTTGGAATAATCAAGATACAATCCGCAACACCTCCTTATCCTGCAACATTGTATAAGAACCTGCCAGAGATGGTCAGCACGCCATCACCGGTTACTTTGATATTATTGTCTCCGTGAACCAAGCGGAAGAAGTTGAGATTGAATCCATCGTATAGGTTGTAACCACTTGAGAGCTCTTGAATGATGCCGTTGCTGTTGTTGACGAAAATAGATGCACCGCTTGGAATGCCAGTCAACTTGAACTCTCGGTTGTCATCATTCAGATTTACAAGAGACAAAGTTCTTGTGCTGGATGCAGGTGCGAACGAAATCTCAGGCTTGAGATATTCACGCACCGAGCTTTCGTTGCGGAACAGAATGGTAGTCTCACCGGAAATCGTGTACTGCTTTTCAAACGGGTAGCTATACGCATAGGGGCAATCGCATTGAATGGTCGCCTGAAATGCGACGGGTAACCATCCATGTGAGATGGGGGTCAACTCAGTGACCATGCAGCGAAATTGAAGTTGCTCCATATCCTGTTGCCCGATGGAAAGCCACTTGTACTCTTTGCGTCCAGTCAACCAGTAAGCGATATCTTCAAGCTCATACCGGTCGAGCTCGCGCTCGGCACCAAAAACCAACTTGAATTCAAGTGGCTTGCTGTGGTAATTCGTCCCAAAGTAAATTGGCTGAATCCGATTGCTTGTTCTTGTTTCGACGATGGATGCTTTGTTACCAAAGCTCACATCGCTTTGACCTCTGCCACCAATGTCATAGACCATAAGCCCATACATCGCAGAGGACTCTCCGTCAAAAGTAAACTCATAACAGTTAAACATGATTTACCGCATCCATCTCCTTTCATAAAATATCAGTGGGAGGGAGACAGAAGCTCCCTCCGCACCGTTAACGTTTGATATTCAGTTGTTTGATGACATCATTGGTGAACTGCCGATTGATTTCACGATGTTTCTCAACCGTTTCTTCATTTGCTCCATAAATGATAACATCGCCAAAGGATACGCTGGGTATCTGTGTGTTATTGATTGGAGCAAAAGCAGAAGCAGCCTTCGTAACATCACCTTGCATCTGACCGAACATACGGCTCATGTCCGTAAGGGTGAGCAACTTGCTAAGCTTGTCCGACAGTGCGGTAGTGAAATCAATAATGCGATAGAGACCGGCTTCTTTCTTCGCATCGAGAACCGCCTCACCCTTTTCGAGGACGGCGAGAATCTCATTTTGCTTTAGAGTCGGCTGGTCGCCTGCGATACCACCAGTGTGGTAAATGTACTTACGATACTTCTCATAAAGAAGTGCACCACCATCCACATACCACGTTCCGTTTTGGCGGTAAGCATTTACGCCGTACTGACCGAGCATTGCGCCAAGGGTCAGATTGCGCTTGTCGAGCCGCGCTTTCTCTTCCTTACTGGCAGTATGGTGCGCTTGGCTATTCGCATACATCTCCTTGATGATAGCATGAATCATTTCCTCATTGGAGGAACTGTTGTCATATGTCGTTTCACCAACAATGTAATTTGAACCAGCACCATTTGCAGCATCGATATCAGCGCCAATGCTATTCAACGCATTGACGTAGCTTCCATATCTCTGTGCGGCAGCTAAGGCGTTTTCCCAAGCTGTCGTGATAGTGCTGCTCAGTTCATCGCCATATTGATAGTTCCAAGCAATTAGCTCATCATATAATGAGCCCCAGTTTGACTGGATATATGCAATAGCCATATCATACAGCTTCTGATAAGAAGAGATGCTGTCCTCAAGCACTTTGATTTCTGCGTTTTTCTGCTCCTCATACGCTTTCTGCATATTGTCAAGTGCGCTTTTCTGAGCATCTACCGCATAATCTGACTGGGTGTCAGCAAGCTCTTTCTGGAGCTGAGACATTTCCTCTTCGAGCTTTGCCTTTTGTGCCTGTGCATCGCGGCTGTCATCTAAGGAAAGTGCATTGATACGAGCCTGCAATTTAGCGAGCGCCTTAACCTTCTCTGCTACCTTGTCTTGGTAATCTGCTTCCAACTTTGCAGCCTCCAAAGCTTCTTTGCGCAAAGAAATAATGTCAGCGTAGGCATCTTTCATATCCTCAAGCGCATCAATCTGGTCGTTGATACGTTGCTTGAGCATATCCATAACATACTTCAAGATGTCATCGAGACCATCTTTCATGTTGTTTAGTTCCTCTGCCGTTTTACCGGCAGTTTGACCGATACCACTAACGGCACTATCAGCCAAAGAACGAATTGCATTGATGTTATGGAGCGCAGCTTGATATTGGTCATCGTCCAGTCCAAGCAAGGCGAGGTTGGCGTACACCAATCCCCAAGTGGCGTTCGTAGCCTCTGTAGTGGCGTACAGAAGGTTGTTCAGGTCTTCAATGGAGTTCTCCTGCAACGCAAGACGGAGACGCTCAACATAGGTCATAGCCTGATTGAGAGCTAATTCTTGCGTCTTTGCAGCAAGCACCTTATTGATGTTCTCTTCGTTGATAACCAGCAACCCGTTTTCATCCATGAGGTATTGCATATACTGCGCACCCAATTCGATAATAGACTGCAGGGTATCAATCGTGATATATCCGTTTGCGGCATATTCATCGGCTGCATTATGGAGCGTCTCATACACATTTTGGTATGCATCGACAACATCGCTTGCAGCAGTAACAATCTGCTTTAAGTAATCAATAATAGATTGCTTTGCAGATTTGATGTCAGCCTTTAACGTGCGGAGAGAGGAAGCTCCCTCTTGGTTTGAGTCATTGAGAGACTCCATCGTATCGATGAGCTCTTCGGTTTTCTTCCTGAGTTCGTTAGTCTCTTCCTGAGTAGCACCATAAAGCTCGTTAAGGTGCTCCATGTTATGAACCATGAACTCGTTGGTCGTAGCGTCATAGCTTACGCTGAATCCAAGGGCTTCGAGTTCTGCCTTGCCGTTGGCAATGGTTTCACTACGAAGGCTGTTCAGATTTTCAAGCGCATCCGCTTCATCATTGTAAACATTGATAAGTTGCTTTGTGAGCGCAATCTTCTCTTCTTCTGTATCTGCATACTCAATC